CCCCGTTCGAATTCCGCCGGGCGGGAGGGTTCCCGTCCGTAGCCGCCCCGGCCGCTATTGGTATGGGCCTCGGGCCCGTAATTGGGAAGAGCGAGCATGGTCCTAATTCCGGAATTACCGATGGTCAGTCCACTTTCGAATTACAGGACCGTCAGTTGGCGGCCTTGGACGCGATTGGTGTCTAACCCTTTCCTGGATACAGCGGCGGCTTGCTTCCATTGAGACGGGTACTTCGGGGGGATCGGGGGGCATTTCTCCATTCCGCGCTCCAAAGGGCGTCCACTTGTTATAGTTTAACATGTGGAGAGCAGTCCTTGTAATAAACCTAACCACCCCCCCGAAGTCCCCGAAGCACCCGTGGAACTTCAAAAACCCAGCAAATGTGCTTCATTTGAAAGAACCTCATGATCACCCGTGTCCCCCCGTAGCTCCCCGTGCGACGGGTGGATACGGGTGGATACGGGTGATCTTCAAAAGGGACCGTCAGCAGGCCGCCACCCATCATCAACCAACTTCAACCCGCGCCATCCCATGCGCGTCTTCTTGCCGCCTCGCTCCAGGTCACGAGCTTTCGGACGTCCAAACCGGTCGCCGATGAGGTTGGCGATCTTGCCGAGGAAATCCCGGTCCGAACCAGGCTGCCACCCACGGGCGGAACAAAACGAGTAGAAGGCCTCGAGGAGTTCCTCGCTGGTGACATCTTCATCCTGATCCGCGACCAGGCACCGCTGAACAAACACCTCGGCGGCTTCGGATCGCATGACGAGCTGGTTGATCCGATCTTGCTGGGCATCGGTCATGACCAGGTCGCCGTACGTTTCGATCTCCTTGAGAGCTTTTTGCAGCCCATCGAGGAGCCAATTGACGATGCCAGGGCCCTCCTGCTTCAGGAGCACGACGTCGAAGCCGGGGATCTTCTTGCGCTTCTCAGGGGTGCGACAATCGAAGATGAGAAGCCGGCGGGCCCACGCCGCGCCATCCCCTTGGGAGTGGTAGGTGAGCTTGCAGTTGGTCGCGATCAGGACGTGGAAGGGACCGCGCAACGGCCGACGATCGGAACGGCCCTTGGCCTCGGGATGGTACAGATCAGTAGAGCAAAGCCCCTTCAGCGTCTGGGCCCCGACCGAGTTGAGGAAGGTGGCGCCGACGTCCACGCCGAGGAGCAGCTGGCGGCCGCGGAAGGCCTCGAGCTCGAATTGCTTGTCCAGGTGCTCGGTACGGAGTTGGCAACAACGACCCTCCCCGAGGAGTGCGACCATGATGTTGACCAGCGTCGTTTTGCCGGCTGCCGAATCGCCCTCGAGGATGCCCATTCGGTTCATGAGGTTCATCCCGATGAGGACCAGCCCCAGGTAACGCTGAAGGAGATCAACGTCCTCCTCGAGGAGCATGGGTTTCAGGAACTCTTTCAGGAACCGCGGGCAGGTGGCCTTTCGGTCGTAGGAGACGTTGGCCTTGTGGCATAGGAGGTACCGGGGATCAAACTTCCGGAAGTGCACCTTGCCATCCACGAGTTCAACCACGCCGTCGTTGAGTGCCAGGATGGGCTTTTTATGATGGAACGGATCGCGAACCTCGCTTACCGACCGAAGGATGGTGCGCACCGTATCCCGACTGTGGAGGGTTCGGAATTCGTTGAGCTCTGGCCGGGACAATTCTCGGGAGGCACGGAGCAATCGCAGGGAGACATTGAGCGCCACTCGGAACTTCGATTCTGGGAGGTAGATCCCCTCGAGTTCGTCCCATTGGTAGAACCGTTCCTCTTCCGGGTCATGCAGGAGGTGAGCCTCGGCGTGGATCAGGCCAGCCCACCAATCGGGATTGATCCTGACAACCAGGCCTTTGTCGTTGAGGTCCCAAGGTTCGCCATAGAGCCGCGTCAATCGTTCCACCATTTCCGTTGGAGCCAGGGATTGGAGGTCCTCTTCGACGCGGCGTTTGAGTTTCATGGGGCGATGTAAATGAGGGTCGGGATTCGTTGGGTGTCGGCCCGCGGCCAGCCGGGAAGTCGACAGGGTTGGGCAGGATTGAAAAGAGCGGGATCAGCGCCCACCTCCGGCAGAAAGCTCTTGAGCCGGGCGAGTCGGCCAGGAGGTGGGGAATCAAACCATCCATGCAAGGAGCGGCCAGCCGTGTCGACCACGGCGCGCAGTCGGAGCCCGTACTCGATCAAGTGGCGGAAGAGTGCCCCCTGCTGGTCGTGGGGCAGTTGGTCCGATTCGACGACCAGAAAGCGGCGGGCCACAACGGTACGCTGGGCACGGGTGACAACACCCGGGCGAAAGGTGCACGGGCAGATCCGCGGGCCCGCCAGAACGCCGGCGGCGAGCCAGGCGGCCGCCCGCCGGAAATGGCGGCCATGGCGCCAGTGGCCGGATTCCCATTCCTCACCGATCCAAACGACGTCTCGCGGTCGAAAGAGCTGCACCATGGCCATCGCCTGGGCTACGGGATCGCACGGAATCGGGCCAGGCGAGGCTTCGGCGATTTCCAGGGGTGACCAGGGCTTCGAAAGGATCCGATCACGTGTGAGCCTCCCCGCGCGCGCCCAAGCGTCATCCCGCGTGCGTTCGAACCGGACGCGGCCGCGGATGGGGCCAGCGCCATCGCGGTCGCCGACGAGCTGCCAGATCAGGCGGCGATGGTCACGGTCCCCGGGATGGGCGGCGCAGGCGAAGGCGCCGTCAGGGAATACGCGGAGGTGCTGGCCGTGGGAATCGCCATCCGCCTGGGCGGCGCAGGCCGGGCACCGGGCGGTGGCGCCGCCATCCGAGGTCGGCTTGACCTTCTGAAGCCGTGCCAGGTCCAGCGGCATTCATTCAGGAGGCGATGGGTGAACGGCAAAGAGCGGTAATGCGAGCTGGTTGACTTCAGGCAAGGCTGTAACCGCATTCGGGAAGAGCTCAGGATTATCCTCCGGATCAGCCAAGGGCAGGAATTTGATGGAACCGTCAGGTCTCTGAGCCCAGACCATCCAGCAATTCGCCAGTCGAATTCCGCGATCGCTAAACCTCCATCCATCGGCTTCGAGTTTCTTGACCTCGCGGAAGCCCAAACCGTTGAAGCCGCAGACTGGATCGTTCATCGGATAGGTGACCTCGCGCGAGGCGGAATCTCAAAGAATCCGAGCATTCCCTTGCATGGGCGAAACGGGAGCGGCCGCGGATCGCACAGGACAAAGCCGTAGGGACCCTCGAACCACGGCGACGAGGAACAATCCACACACTGAACGATTTCCACTTCACCAACGATTCCGCCGCGTTCCAACTCGGCGAACGCGGGCAACTGAATCGACCGCTTTGTGAATGGCTCAATCTCGAATCTCAAGTAGTCGTCACGGACGTTCTCATATTCCTGGGGAGTCATCCCCTTCGCGGCGTGGATATACACGCGGCCGCGTTGACGGGTGGGCCACCTTCGATTCTCGACGTCCTTCCCGCCATGGAGAATGAGCCACGCCCACGGCTGGCGGATGCTCAAGGCGAGATCAGATCTCATAGTTGTCCCCCGATGTCGTCTTGCTCCCGGCAATTGGAGCAACCCAGGCATTCAGCTTCCCCATGCCAGTGACAGACACAAAGGTCCCCACCGCAACGGCAATAGATTGTGCCGGAGCCTTCACACCACCTGGGCAGGGGCGCGTAGTAGGGATTCTTAACCCCGCACCAGCAGCGGTCAGGCGCCGGGATTTCTTCGCGCTGTTCGGGTTCGGCGGGGTTCATGATCTTCACAGTTCCTCTTTTTCAACGAGCCAGTCCTCGACGTCGACAAGGCAGGTCGGCCATTCACCCGAATTCGATCGGTCCCGACTGATATGGCGTATCTGGGAACGTGGAACCCAGACGGTTCGGCCACCATCACCTTTGGGCAGCGTTGAGAATTCGATGGCCCGTTCCGTCGAACTGATTTCCCAAAGTTTGACGTTCATGAATCAGTAATCGAACTGCGGTTGAGGGACGGCAGCCTCGGCGACCACGGCCGCGCCGGCCGGCACTGGTTCCGGTTCTGGTACCGCCTTGGGAAGGAACGATTCCACCGGCGCCTTCCACGGCTGCAACCGCCGGTAAAACGCGATCGCGTGCGGCGAGACGAAGATCCCCCGCGGCCATTCCTTGAGGCTCAGTCCATCGAGAGTCCGCACTCGCGAGAGTGCGACGTAGGCCTGGCCTGGTTCCCGCGCCGCGCGGATATCGACGTGGGCACGATCGAGGGTGAGCCCCTGGCATTTGTGGATTGTCATCGCGTAGGCCAGGCGGAGCGGGAACTGGGTGAAGGCCGGCCCGCCGCGGTCAGGCTTGTGATGACTCCAGGACCAGGTGTGGGGCCGCACGATCGCCAGGCGGCCGTCCAGCTGCAGGCGGACACCAACATACCCCTCCCCGATGTTCTCGACGTGTCCGAGCTGACCATTGACTACGACGTCCCGGTTCCCGTCGTCGAAGTCCGTCATCTTGTTAACCAGGTTCATCACCAGGGCGCCTGGTTTCAGATTCAGGATCTCCGGCGCCAGGATGTTTTTGCAGAGGGACTCCAGTCCGGTCGGCGAACCTTCCTTGACGGCCTCGAGGCTCACCGTTTCACCAGGGATGTCCTCGAGCATGTAGTCGCACCATCGGTCCACCTGGGAGTTGTGGGTGTAGAGCCGCGGGCAATCGCGCTCTGGATTCTCAACGACGCGAGGCATGAGGACCCGGGCAGGACGGCCGCTGAGCTTGCCTTCGCGGACTCCATGCAGGGCCGCGGTGAAATGCTCTTCCTCCTGCCGGTGCACCTTTTCGAGCAGGATCGTGGCGTCGATCGATTCCTTCCATGACTTGGAATGGAAAGCCCAATCGTAGGGGCCCTCTCCTTTCCGCACCGGCGGCAGCTGCAGGAAGTCCCCGACGAAAATGAACTGAGCGCCACCGAATGGACGCTGGTCCTGCCGGAGATGGCGGAACCAATGATCGATGAAATCGAGCTGCCGGCCCGGGATCATCGAGACTTCGTCCAGGATCACCGTCCCGATTTTGCGAACCCGCTGCCGTGCCAATTGCGCGGAGAGGAAGCCGCGCGCCTCAAGGCGATCGGTGGCCTCATCGAAGGTTTCATCATGGCCGGCGCCAAGCTCGATGCCGGCAAAGCGGTGAATGGTGGTCCCGCCAATGTTCAGGGCGGCGATTCCGGTTGAAGCGGTGACGGCGATTGCCTGGTTGATGACGCCGGCCTCCTCGAGGTACCGACGCAGGAGGGTGGATTTGCCCGTGCCGGCCGAGCCGGTGAGAAAGACGTTCTTTCCCCCCAACGACCAGGCGAGAAAACGCTGCTCCGGTGTGATCTCAGGGACCAGTTCCATGGGAGGCCCGGACGATCAATACGGAACGTCGTCTTCGTCTTCCGGGGGTTCCTCTTCCTCGCCGGCGAATTTCTTCCGGTATTTCTCGAGGGCCTCGGCCAGGCGACGATCGTCCGCCAGGGGCTTTTCGATCTTCGGGTAGACGTTGCCCAGCCAACCCTCAATGAGCTTCTCGATCGCCTCCCGGGTGAGATCGCGCAGTTCGAGGCCCTTGTGTTTTCCGACGTGAACCTTGATGAGGCCGTGGTCGGTCGGGCCCTTTTTTACCGAAGCCTGTTCAGCACGCCGGAATGTCGATTCCTTGGATGGCTTAGATTCACCGCCATCATCATCGCCGTCGTCGTCGTCTGACGAACGCTTGCGACCCTTCTTGTCCTTGCGATCCTTCACCCTGATGTAATCGCCGGAGGCCTCCATCGTCTCACCCTTCCATGGGCGGCACAGGGCGATCTGATCGAACACCCGACCATCATCGCTTTCCTCATGGACGATTGAGATCGAGACGTTCATCCCGACCAGTTCTTCGGTGTCGAATTCCTTTTGCTCCTGGGCGTTGAGATCCCTTCCCAGCATTTGCCGCAGGAATTTCCGGAAGCTGCCCTTCGGATGAAGGGTGGTGTTCATCGGGGCCGACCGGACGACGTACCGCTTGCCGTCCTCCATCTCCAACGGGATCTCGAACACGATTCGGAATTGTTCCTTCGGTCCATAGTCGGTGTCGCGCGTCACGGGTTCGGTGACGTCGACGCAAACCCCGACCCCCTGGTACTCAGGACAGGGTTCATAGTCTTTCTGGGCTTTGATCTTCATGGGTTTTGATGAGGTGCAGGAACTCTCTTTGACTGCGGATGACGTGAATGGTGTGGCCTAGCTTTCGGGCATGGGCCGCCCGGGCGAGTTGTTCGTCGCTGCACTTGCCGAGTGCAGTTTTGCACTCAATGAGAAGCAACCGTCCGCCTGGGATCAGGATCTGGAAATCCGGCTCACCCGTGGTCCGGCGCGAGCGGTGCGCCATCGAACCGTGGAAACAGAGCCAGCCTCTGGCCCGGACTTCCTCGAGGATGAAATAATGGAGCGAGGCTTCCCGGTCGTCCGGCCTCTTGTCGAAGCGGTCCAGGACGCGCTGGGTCCTCACGCCTCGCTCCAAAAAACGGGCAAGGTCGAATGACGACCAGGTGGGCATTACTCATCGATTGTTCGACCATTGTCCGGAAGGGCGCCGTTGGCTTCCGGCTGATTCATCCGGACGGCCGTCGCGGCGATCTCGAGAGCCATCTCGCCGGTTTCCTGTTCGACCGAGGAAACGATTCGCAGGATGCGCTCAGCCAGGCGGCCCGCTTCACGCTGGCGACGAAGATGGGCGAACCGGTCGAGGAGATCAGCTTGGAGGATTGCAGGTCGCCGAGCCGTGGTGGTGGCGACAGGAGTGTTCGTGGTGGTGATGGCGGGAGCCTTGATGACGGGCATGGGTTTTTCTGGTTGGAGGACGAGGCCGAGACTGGTCACTCTTCCTGCTGTTTCGTTGTTTGGTTGGGACATTCTTCTTGATCCGGCTTCCTCTCCCCGGTTTCTGCCGATGGGGAGGAAGCCGTTTTGTTTGGCTCATCGGGGACCGGGCGGGGACCGCCGAACATCTGGCGATGAATGGCCCCGAGGATCCTCCTCTCCTTGCGGCTGGGGTCCTCGTAGGAGAACCGCGAATACCGGCGGCGGAACTTTGGCTTGTTCATTACGGACGGGAAAAATTGCGTGCCCCACCGAGTTGCTTTCCATTTGTTCAAAGATCCCCGTTTTCCGGCACAAGCCGGGTGGGGACGCCCCTTTGAATTGAGAATGTTGGCGAGGCAGGGACACGCAAAATGGGTTTCAGACCTTCGGCACACGCACGCCCCTGATGGCGTCCAGGACGCCAAAGGCGTAGAGGCAGATCAGCACCAAGGCCACGATGACGACGATGTTGATGATCTGCTTCACCTTCGCGTCGATGGCGGTGACGTAGACGTTGAAGAGCCACAGCAGAAAGCCGAACAGGGCGAGGATCAGGAGGAGTTGAATCAGGCTCATGGCGTTTCTTTCGGTGGAATGCGGTCGGCCCCTGGATGACCAAGGCCGGTGTCATATCCGGTCTCGGCCGCGCTGTGATGCTCCGGGTGCGTAAACCCGGCTTCGGGGCCGACCGCAAAAGGGTTGAATGGCTTGCCGTCGGGGCCACGGCCACCGGGTGGAGGTGTCCCGCGCGTGTCGCGGTACCGGCGCTCACGCCATGGGTGATGGGCTTTTGGTTTCTGCACCAGGTTCCCGTCGGTTCCCTTGGTCCAACGACCCAACTCCTCGCCGCTATTGCCGATGGAAACGATGGTGTCGAAGGCAACCGCGTATTGGCGGGCCGCGGACATGGTATTGAACCAACGGCCTAGTGCCTCGCCGGGATGAATTACATACACGCCGGTGGTCATGGTCAGGCAACGATAGGCTCTTGAACTTCCTCAGAGACTTTGGCCTGCGCCGTCTCCCCCAAGATGAATTCAACGTCGACCACGGCACCGGACTCGACCTCGTCGAAATGATCGATGAGCCATTGGTGAGCGACTTGGCGCGTTCGATCGTTCCAGGCGTTGGGATCGTAATTTGAAGCGCAACGGACCCCTTCGATTGAAGCCAGAAGGACGTACTTCTCCTGGGCGCCTGGCGTCAGACCATAGCCGGCGCGGGCCAGCAAATACCGATCAGCCTTCGTTATCGGATCAAGCCGGGTTGCCAGCATCGGAAGGAAGGTTGCCTTGTCGCGGACTTCAATGGTCTTGGTGGTCATTGTGAGGATGGGAATTCCGGGTTCTCACCGGCCGCCCGAGTCGCCAGCCGGTTAATGGTTGTGGCTTCTTCCAGTTGGTCTTGCCCGGCGGCCGAACGGCGGACATGAGCCGCACTCGCATCACCTTCGAGCCCGGGTGCCTTTCCAGAACGGCTTTGAGGAAAAATTCCGCCTGCTCATCGGAATCAAGCAGGTGCCGGTAGCAGTCGCCGTCGGGAAAGACAATGACCCACCAGTGGCCTCGGAATCGTGGAAGGTCCGCCTTCATTCCAGCGTCGCGACATAGCGGCCAACCACCACCGGGCAGCAGGATGCCTTGATCTCGCAGACGAGCTTGAAAGGCCGATCGCCGAGAATCTTTGCGGCAAGTCTCTTGGCCGCCACTGCCGGTGAACTGGTGCAGGCCGCGGTGACCTTGCTGCCACTGGCGGTAGCCCGATTGTCGTGCCCGCTCGATCGAACGTGGATGACGAGCGGCTTGTTCATTCCGGCCACTCCACGGGTTCCTGTGGCAGCACGATCGGCGTCTGGCCGAAGGCTTCGAGTTGCGCGGCCGTCATCCAGGTGCCGCCGGTCAGGCGCATGTCGTCATCCGTCGCGCCAAGGACGGGAACCCATTGCTGCGATTTGTCGATGCACCCGTGCTCGCCGACCAGGCCGTACAGGCACGATTCGCCGGCGAACTCCGAGGCCGGTTTGCCGTCGCGCAGGCGCACATACAGGTTGTCGTCGTTGTCGACCAGATGCTCGGGCCAGCCGGGCATGAAGGTTTTTTCGGGGATCATCGTGAGTATCGCTGTTTGAGTTTCAGCAGTTCGCTCCTGCGGATCCGCTTCAGGCGGGGCCCGTAGACGACGACCTTCAGAATTCTTTGTCGCGCCAGGGACCGAAGGCGCCAGTGCGTCATCGGCTCCCCAAACACCCGTGCGGCTTCCTCGAAGGTGTATTCGGGATCATCCGTGAGCTTGTCTAGGGTTGTTCCAGATTCCATAGCAACGATCTCAATTATCTAGATCCTTTCGCACGAGCACAGTTTTGATCATGCGCCGCAACTGCTTCGCACGGGATCGGTGGCGTCGCTCTCCCCGCTTGTCGACTTGTTCAAGGTCTTCCGCAGCAATGTGGAAATGCACGCGCACCATGCACTTCTGTTGTGCTTTCCGCTTCTCGCTCGATACGACGTGAGCGACCTGGGGTGTCGCTTGGTTCACGCTGTTCATCTAGCAAAGGCTCGTTGAATCTAGCAATAGCTTAAACGGGAAGGGTGTGCCGGAATGTTCAAAAAGAAGCGGAAATTGAAGGCCAAAACGAAGGTCGATCCAGCCGGCAAAGCCCAGGTTCAATACCGGGACACGCCGGAAGCGGTTGATTGCCTCAGGCTGCTTTGTGAGAAATCAGCCCTGAGCCCCAGCGTGCTTTTCGGGACGTTGTTGAGGGCTCACGCGAAAATTGAAGGTGACGACGGATCCGAGTCGCCAAAGCACGCCGTGAGGCTGGCCAAGCTCAAGGGCGTCATCAGTGGCCTCGGGTTAAATCGCGAGAAAGGGAAGCTTTTCGGCGATGACCACAACGAGGACTGATTGGCCCCACATTGGCCCTGCTTTCATAAGGCATTGTGAATCAATGCAGTTTCGCAGGCTCATAACCTGAAGGTCCCTGGTTCAAATCCAGGCCCCGCAACCAATTTCGGTTCATCGAAGAACCCCTGAAAATCGCAAGATTTCAGGGGTTTTTTGTTGGATCCGGCCTACTTGAACCCGACCACAAGTCTTTGCCATGCTTTGAGGATATTGGTGGAAAGAAGCCATTGTGGGTGGTACTGGTTGGCCTCCATTGGCCCGCTTTGGGGCATGGGAACAACTATGGCAAAGAAAAGAGTCGAGGCCCACCTGGTCATCCGGAAGGGCAAAGATCGGTGGCGAGTCATCATTCCGGCCGACATGAACGTTGGCAAGGTGGGCGCTGCTCGATACTTCAAGATCAAGACCGACGCCACTGCGTTCGCCCGCGACCTGGAAACGACACGCGGCGGAAACACGGGCGACTTCATGAACCTGCCTCAGAGTTCCCAGGCGACATTGATCCGCACGTTGCAGCGGATGGACGGGGACGCGGACCGTGTCGAGGAGGCAGTCGATTATTTCCTGCGCATGCGTCCCGTCTCATCCGGCAAGCTCGTGCCTCAAGTCGTGGCCGAATGTCTCGAGCAGAAGGCAGCCAGCGGCAAACGGGCGCGATATTTGATCGCCCTCAGTTCCACCCTTGAGCGTTTCGCTGATGCCCACACCAAAGTCATGATCGAGGATATCGCGCCGATGGAGGTCGAACGCTGGCTGTCGGCCAGTCAATGGTCCCTCCGGACCCGCCGGGGATACCTGATCGACCTCCGGACCCTGTTCTCATTCGCACTCAAACGGGGCTACGTGACGACCAATCCCGCCGAAGCCGTCGAGAAACCTACGCCGCCACAGAAGACACCGGGTATCCTCACAGTTCCTGAGTGCCGCCGGTTGTTGGACTGCGCCGCAGAAAAGGACCCCGGACTGATTCCGTTTCTTGCCATTTCCCTCTTCGCCGGGATGAGACAGTCGGAAGCGAGCAAGGCTCAATGGTCATGGATCAAGGATGGCCTCATCGATGTTCCAGCGGAGATCGCCAAAATGCATCGGCGACGATTGGTGCCCATCGTCCCTTGCCTCGGGCAATGGCTTGAACTGAAGGGCGACCTGCCGGTGAGGAACCTGACGAAGCGATTGCGCCGGGTGCGGCGCGCGGCGAGCGTGTCATGGCCTCCCAACTGCCTGCGCCATTCGTTCTGCTCGTATGCCGTTCCCACGTTTGGTCCTGGCTGGGCGGCAAGCGCGGCCGGCCATGAAGAGCGAATGCTCAATCTTCATTACCGGGCAATCGTCAATCCGACTGCTGCCTCCGAGTTCTGGGCGATTCACCCCCCATCCTCCAAAGCATGAAAAGCCTCATAAACATCATGTTGATAGTCGCGGCCGGCCTGATGGTGCATCCCGCCACGATACCGTACGGGCAAGTGCTCCTGCTCCTATCGACCGGCCTCATGGTCTTTGGCGCAGAGCCCGCTGAACTGAATCGGGCAGTCGTTGTTGGTGCGGTAGGTGCCGTAGCGGTAGGGGTCGCTGGGCTCAGTGCCGCATGGGAGAACCTCGACTCCATGGACGTTGCCAGGACACTGCGGAGCCTCGCGATCCCCCTCGCGTGCATGCTGGCCACTATGCTGGGGTGGAGACGATTCCGAGCAGGTTTGTGGGGCGCAGCCGTCGTCCACGGCCTCGGCTATACGGCCTTGGCAATCGCGACCGTTTATTTCTCTGCGGAGTATTTTGAGCCAGGGGTGGGAATGGTCGGAGGAGAAGGCAGGAAATTCCAAAAACTCTTCGACCCCATGTCGGTCATCTATGCGCCGGCCCTGTCCAGTATGGCTTTTGGGGCGGTTGTAGCGGGGGGCGGGTTTTTCCTGTCGAGGAACCGCGTCGTCAGAGTGGTATCGTTGCTTTGCACGGCCGCAATAGTCACGACAGCCATGTGGCTGGGTAACAAATCCGCCACCTATTCGGTCGTGGTGTGTTCGATTTTGGCCTACCTCGTGGCGTCTCGCGGAGCCGGTTCCCTTACGCTCAAGGCGCTGGTAATCGTGGGCTCAATGGTGATGGCATGGGCCGCATTCTCGGAACGGTTCGCGGACTCAAAACGAATGGCCAGGCTCACTGATGATTGGGATTCCAGTTTTACTGGACGCACGGCTGTGTGGCGCGATGCCTTACCGGATGTCGGGCGTTACCCATTCGGCGTCACAATCGAGCGCTGGCAAGACGAGCTTGGGTTTTCGGAGCACAACACCCCACTGCAAGTCATCCGAGTTTTCGGATGGATCCCGGGCTCGATCTTCGCGATGGGCTATTGCGTGCTGGCCCTAACACCTTTCTTGCTTTGGAGGATGGGGGGGCCTTACCGATCGCGCTACGCCCCATTCGTGATAGCGGCGGCATGGCCGTGCTGCATCATTTCGGGCGTGGAATCGGTCGCAATGGGCCCGTCGGGCACGATGTACGGGTTATGCGCCATGACGGGATTTTGCATCATACACGCCACCGCTAAGCACAGTGAGGAACCAATCACCAAGCGGGCAGTAAAGAAGGACGCCAGCTTTCACCACAACCCGAACTTGGCCCGAAGATAGGCATGGACGGCGGCAAGTTCTGTTGACGTCAACTTCCGGTTGTAGACGATCAATTCGGCGAGGCGCCCGACCCATGCGTTGCCTCCAGCGCCATCGGCACCAAGCCTCATACGTTGCGACGCCAGTGCCTGCGAGTTTCCGGCCGTACTAAATGAGGCGTTGGTATAAGAGGCGACGCCATTGGTGTAGAGGAACAGGTCGGCCGCGCTGTAATCGACGAGAACCGTCGAAGCATAGAAACTGCTGCCTGCATTGCCGTTGGTGTTCCCGACATAGGAATCGGCATCCAACCGCCTGCCATCAGCCCGGAGATCTCCGTTGAATTCGCCGATCAGTGAACGTGTCGCGGTTGTGCTGGCTCCCGTGGAAACGAAGAGAAGGATCCGTAGGAATGCCGAGGTCAGCGTTCTCTGATGAACGGCGACGACGGTCATCCCTGCCACATTCGACGAGATGCCATGGGCGCTTGGTGGGAATTGAAGCCACTGGTTCGTCGCAAAGAAGAGAGCGTTGTACCCGTTTAGGACGCTGTTGGTGACGTAGGGCCTGGCGGTTCCCTGGTTCGTTGGGCTGTAATCATTCCCGCTGCTGTCGGTCCATGGGCTCGTTGCCGTTCCGTTGGCCCCGGCCAGTGATTCAGCTTTAAGCCAGATTTGCAGGTTGCTGATGGTGGACGGATCCGAAGGGGCCCCCGCCGCTGCATTCAATTTGCTGACGAAGCCAGGGCTCCGCAGACCGAATTGCGCATGGGCCGAGAACGCGCAAAGGAAGATGAGTAGGAACGGTTTCATCATTCTTCCTTGGCGATGCCGAAGGTCACGCCGGATTCCGCCGTCCCGATGCACATGGCCGAGACCAGGACGACCTTGTTTGCCGGGATCGTAGCAATGTTGGTCCCGAGTCTCTTCCATGTGGCCGGCCACGAGAGAGTGCGGTCGACGCTGTCTCCGGCCAGGCGCATCACCGAATAGAGGACATTGGTCGCATTGCCGGGCCGATTGGTCGACTGCAACAGATTGACGTTGTTCGTGACGCTGAAGGTCAAAGCCGAGTACGCGAAATCGAGGACATGGTTCGTCGCAGCCGCGGGTACACTCGGCAGGACATTGAGGAGGGTCGATGGTGGAACAAGGGACGCCAGGTGCGCGTTGAGCCCTGGAATCATGTTCGTCGTGATCTGTTTGAAGGTCCCGTCGCCGCTGAAGAAGTTGCTCGAGGTGCCGCCGGTCAGATTGGCGACCGTGGTGAGGTTGCCGTTGGTTGCCTGATACATTGCCGGATTCGCGGCCAGGGCGGTGAGCGCCGCATTGGTGGACTGCCAGAGGTTCGACGCGACGAGGGCAGCCTGGGCGTTCGTGATGTCGGTTAGCCTGGCGATGCTGGCGTCGATCGAGGCCGCGCCCACGATGCCCGTCAATCCAAGGGTGCCGGCGAGTGTGATGGGTGAGCCCGAGAAGGAGAGCCCCGCCACGGCCGAGGTGGCGCCAACGCTCGTCACGGTACCGGAGCCGCCTCCTCCGCCACCGATGGCCTCGAGCGTGCCGCCATTATTGGTCAGGCCTGAACCGACCAGGTTGGAAAGCGATTGCCCTCCGATGGAGAGGAGCCGGACAACGCTGATGTTGGAAACCGAAAGCGTTCCCCCGATGGCGCCCGTCGGAAAGAAGACCGACAAGTCCGACTCGTTGATGAGGAGGGGAAGCTGCGCCCGGACTGGCAGGGCGAAGAGGAGGAGAGCGAGGAGAGTTCTCATGTGGGTTGACCGACTCTGAGGTTATAAACGCCGCCGATCTTGATAACCGTGATGGTGACCACATCGCCTTCGGTCGTTCTCAGCTTCAACTCGGTGCCGATGAGGCCCTGATACCTCGCATCACCTCGAGCGTTGGTCAGGTACTGCGCATGATCATCGTCCGCCAGGCCTGTAAGGGCCCCGTGATCGGTGACGCCGCCGCCGCTCGAGGAGACGGGAATGATCGGGATGGGCACCGTCGTGAGCGTCGCCGAGATGGGACTGCACGCACTTGCGCCTGAGACCAGGCCACCGGCGTAGAGCGGTGTCGTGATGGCGCCTTGCCCACCGCGGGCCGAGTCGGGCGTGACGTTCAGTTGATACTTCAGCGGCGTGAAGACGCGGCCGTCGGCCAGGAGGATCTGGACATCTGAGACGACCGTGCCCTGGAGGATGGCGGTCTTGGCCTTGGTGAGGGAGACCGTCACGATGGCCTCGGTTGCCGTCGCTTCGGTGGTGATGTCGGCCGCGGTGAGCAATGCACCATTGGGCGTTTCGCGGATGTCGCTCGAGGCCACGCAGCCGGTGAAGTCGACGGGATCGATACCGGGATCTGCGGCCGTCACCGTCAGGATGAAGCCAGGCCAAGTGTCGCCGCGGTGCAGGCTGAATTGTCGGTTTATCATGTCATTTGGGATCGAGGGTGATCCGGTGCGCCCGGTTGTTGGTGCCTTCCTGGCTGACGGAGTCGGTCCGCGTGTAGCTGCCATGACGGCCGACCCAGACGCAGCCGGCGAGGGCTGTGATGCCGACCAGGATGACGATCCGGCGGATCATAAGGCCTCGAGGTCGGCCGGCACGATGTGCAGATCCCAGACGTGATGGTTGTCCGGGTAGGTCGGCGTCGAACTGCCCGCCAGGGCTCCAATCTCCACCCGCCCGCCAGCGGCCACGGTCAACCATTTGGCCCGCGCGCCATCGCCTGGCAGGACAAGCGCGCTGCTCCACTCGCGAAGCGTGACAGCGCTCGGTCCGGTGTCATCGATCCCGCGGTCCTCGCTCATCAGCTTGCGCCACGGGATAGCCATGACACTTGCGGTGAGGCCGGTGCGGGCAATTAGGTCTGCTGACCACAAAATGCCACTCTCGTTCCCAGCGTCGGTTAAAACCCCGTCGTTGTTCCATTCTCCGCGCTGATATCGTTCGATGGCATCAGCCGTTGTGCCGGACGACGGCTCAACCCGCCGGACAGAGAAGTCCCCGCCTCCGAGGTTTCGGATGTGGATCTGCGCCCGCATGGGACGTTCCGGCGCCATCTTGAACCGCACTTGAGGGACAACCTGAAGGGTCGGATCGTCCGTTTCTGGGATCGGAACCGCCACCGTCCGCGTGATGGTGTGGCGGAACCAGTCCCCGGGGACGTCGAGAGAAGACCCGGAGAATGTGTCCGTCTCCACCTCGAGAGACTCCGACGGAATGACGGTCGCGATGGTCGCCGCTTGGACGAACCGCGCGACGTTGAAGGCGAAGCCCAGCGGAGACAGCGCGTCGTGGATATCGTCCGGGGTGCAGTACTCGATTGCATCCCCGATGTCTGCCCACGCCCCAGGCCGCTCCGACTCGTCAACGTCATCGTCTTCGACCCCGAATCCGGTGAACGGAAACGGAAGCTCAGAGCGCGCGTAGAACTTCCGCAGCGCGATGGTTTGAAGCTCTTGGAGCGTCTCAGACACCGCGGTGCGCCGCGTGATGCCGAGCGCGTCCAGGGCGGCGTCAGTCGTTGAATCGACCCCGTAAACGTGAGCGGCGCCGTAAGGTTGCAGGTTGTCGTTGCTGGTGCCTCCAAGCCCTAGGTCCCATCCCTGCCAATACGTCAGGTCATCGAACGAGAACCCATGGACGTAGTTTTCCCACCCGCACGGCCGGACGTGGGTGATGCCGTCAACCAAGGCCGCCAGGCTGTTGAACGTCGCGGCCGTCATGCGGATTTGCATCCCGACGTTGAACTCATCGGTGCGGATATCCGGCCCAAGCCCGCCGATGTCCGCGTTGTCGAAACAATCCACGTTGGCCACGCTCCACGGATCACCGGCCGCGACCGGAGCACCGGCAAGAACTTGGTCCGCCAGCCAGCCGTGGTCGCGGATCTTCCATGGATGCGGTCCGGTCTCGGGCTTCCCGTCGTAGGTATCGGCGGAGCCTGGCGGCTTCGAGTTCTGCGCGAACACCCGCCAGAACGACATGCCTGACATGACCTCCCCGGATGGCTCGTCGGCGATCGGAGTGTATCCGTCCCCGGCGTAATTCCACGTCCAGTCTGCGCCTGACGCCGCGCCGGCGCCGCCATCGACGCGCCAATGGGTGACCGTGGTTGAACCAGTGCCGGGAATCAGCGGGGTCCAGATGATCTCCTCAGCGCCGTGCATTCCGAGAGCGTCCCACGACGTCTGAGGGTCGGCCCCGATGGTGGGCAGCATGACGAGTTGCCACCGAGGCTCCGCCCAATCGTTCCCGCCGTCGGCCGGAGCCCCCAGTCCGATCGGCTGACCGGCGACGTACAGGCCTGGCCCCTCGCCTGAGTTCGGCGTAATGGGCGTGGCGTTGTCCCACGTGGGGTCGTCGTCGGCGCTCCACCACGACACCGTCTCCTCTGCCACCACCGCGGTGAACACTGGGTGAATGACGAGGCGCGCGAAGTCACGTTGGCCATCGAGTTGCACCAGGGACAGTCCGTCGCCGACAGTCGTGCGGAAGAAATTCCACGGGCTTACGCTTCCGATCGACGTTGACCCCCACTCCGCGACCCATTCGCGGGCCTCGATGTCGCTGCCGTCTTGCGCCCAAGATCCGCAGTAGTCCGTGTCGGCGCCCCCGCCAAGCGGCGTCCACGTCCCGTTCTTCCAGTAAGTCGAACCTGACGACTTGGTCACCTCGTAGGCGGGCCAAAGGAACAACCCAGCGAACCACTCGTCCGCAGCGGTGGCGTCCACGAACCACGGGATGAGGGTCCGGCTGCTGCTGACCGGCACGACAATTCCACCCGTCAGATTGGTCCCACGGGAAATCAAGTCGTAGGCCCAGTCCTCGCCGGTGTCTGGCGGCGGGAACCCGGAATCCGGCTCGATCACCACGCCGCGGGTTGTGTCGTCGTGCGAGACCGTCAGTCCGATTGCCTCGAGGTCATCGACCAGTTGCTCCGCGGTGACGCCATCGAGCACCTCGCCGGAATACGTGAAGGTGTAGGTGTCGGCCGCGTCCGGGTCATCGGTGCGAGTTCGAATGACGTCGAAGGTGCCGTTCTGGATTGTCGCCGCGGCGAGCAAGCCCTCGTCTCCCGGGACCGTAAGGACGTCGTTGATGGTCGAACTGAACAGCCCTGGTCCATCGGCCAAGGCTTGCGGCCGGAACATGGATTGGATGAGTGCGACTCGGAAGATGGGGTTGGCGTTCTGGCTCCGGAGCGGCCGGTTCGCCATGTGGATTGTTGAGCCGTCCCAGATTGGCACGTCCCCCGGCAACGCCTTCGGGAAATAGTGCCGCTCGTCCGTGTTCCACAACGCGGTGCGCGATGTTCGCCGGATGCACCGGACTCCCATGGACGGCACCGCGAGCGTCTCCTCGTCGCTGAGGTTCACCGTCACCGCGTGAAGCGAAAGGTTGTGGACTCGGATCACCCCGTACTTGTCGTGGAACCAATCGAACTCCGTGGCAGCGGAAGCCTCAATGAACACGTCCGCCAACGCGTACCGATGGAACCGCTCGTGCTCGTAGGCGGCGCCGTATCGGAGCGGCAATGTGACAGTCCCAAGGTCAATGTCAGTGTCCTCGCGCTCGAGCACGGACGCCGCGTCTCCACCAGCGTACACGTCCTCGCTGTAATCGGTGGTGGTGATCCACGAATAGCCGTTGCCGTCCGGCCCGGTGATGGTCAGCGCAGCGGCCGCGGCCACGTGCGCATCGTGGTCGTACTGCTCCGGCCAGTTCCCGCCGTCCGGCGCCCCCGGGGTCCCCGGCACCGGAATGACGACCCTGTCCGCGTCATCACTGAGGACGTACACGGCGCCGCCAGGGGGAACCTGCTGCGCTGGGAGTGGGGCTGTGTTGAAGGCGTACCAGGACCGGTTGCCGTTAAAAAGTCGGCCCAGGATGCGGTCGCATTCGGCGAGGAGCGCGTCGAGTTGCGAGGCTAACACCGGATCCCCGAAACCAAGTGACGGGATGTCCGGCATATAGTTTCAAGCCCAATAGGCCGCGGAACCAGTGCCGCCGCCCTTGGCCTTCCTGATGGTGACGGTCGTTCCGGTGATCCCGGTGCGAATGGACAGACCGTCGCTCCGGGTAAGGCGTTGCTCGCGGGTTTTCGATCTCAGCTTGCCGATGTCCCGTGCAATCCAGCTTTTGCCGGTAAGGGCCATAAATCAGGGTGGCATCACGAATTCCAAAACGTCCTCTGGGTCATTCCACTCGGCCCAAGTGAAAGAGAGGGTCTCACGGCCCTGCCCGTTCGATTCAACGCTCCATTCCCGCATCGTCACCTTCCACTCCCCATTGGTTGGCATCCGATCTTTGATCTGTGTGGGGATTTCCGGATACAGGGTCTGCAAGTCCTCACTTGTGTAGAGCGTATTGATGGCGTCGATCTTCGCCCTGTAGTTGGCTTCCTTGCGGAAAGAGGCGTCCCTGACCATGACGGGCATGTGCATGAAGGTCGTGTTCTTGCCGCGCTCAAAACGCTTCTCCATGCGCTGGATCAGGGCAAGGACATCGGGTGGCTTATCTCCGAACCAGGTCGGGCTGGGGGTGGCCTTGCCCGCCAGCAGGGCCTCAAGGTGCGCGTTGAGTTCCCGCCGTTCATCAGATGTGAGGTCAACGTCCATCATCCTCTCGAACCGGCCCACATTCCGGTAGTCAACCGAAGTCCGTTCATCGGTCAACCGCCAGAGGATCTCGATCGGCGCCTCGATGTTCGTTTCCCAACCGGGGTCGCTCGGATCGTCAGAATCGAGGCCTTGCGTCAGCCTTAAGGCCAGGGTCCACATTGGGGATTCACCCTGGCGCCGGAGGTCGTAGCTGACGCCACGGCGATCAAGCTCTAGGTCCGCTATCGTGGAAAGACACCCTTCCCTGGTTCCTATGTAGACCCTTGTGATGTCCGGCCCGAACAGGGCGCCGGTCAGTTCATCCGGAAGCTGAATGACCGTGAACTCATTGAGATCGCCATCAATGACCATGCTCATAGGTCCAGATTCACCATGACCCGGATGCTCCATGCGTTGGAGCGAGGTTGTCTTTGATGCCCCTCAATTCGTTAAGCTGCGACTCTTGGAGTGAAATAAGACGCTGCAAAGCAATGGCATTGGCGGGTGAACCAAACTTCGTATTGATCAAATCGCGGAAGGCAGCCCATCCCGCCATTGATTCCCCGGGGAACCTGAGAGCACGGGTCGCTAAATTAGCCGATTTAGCGACTGCCGGGGTGGCTTCTATCTTCAACTCCTTCACAGCATCGGATGCCTCCTTGAGACCACTTACTGTTTCCTTGTCCAGGATACCCTTGCTGCCCCTGATTGATTCCATCGCACTGACAAATTTCAGGGGATCCGTCCTTCCCATTTCCCGTGCTTCCTCGACGCTTATGCCAAATTTCTCGGCCAACATTTCCAATTCCTGGAAGGCGTCCGTGCCGATTCCCATCCGACTGGCACCGCGAGTTATTTCACCCGCGCGACCCATCTGGCCCGTTGCGAACCCAAGCACGGCGCCCGCACCTAGAAAGCGCATGATCCCGCCCTTGAACTGCTGGCGCATCTCCTTGCCCATAGACTGGGCAATCGATTGGCCTGCTTTCGCGGCGTCTTTCTTCGCCTCAGTCCCATCGACCCTAATTTTTCCCCAGAGATTGAACATAGGCGCGCGCTGCCTCGAGTTGTTTGTCCAGGTCGCTCCTCGAGTTCCCGGTGACGGTTACTCTGCCATCGTTCTCGAGGGCGCCATAGTGATCGAGGAAGGCCTGGTCGATCGGAACGTCATCGACCCGATCCGGCGAATACCCCATGCGGATAAGGGCCACCCGCAGGTTGGCGAAGACAGGCGATCCGGATTTCGTTCCGCCCATGTCCGGCCAGATGAGGACCGGCACTTCGAGGTGGTGATCGACATACTTTGACCAGGCGGCCAGGTGTTCCGCGAAGGATTGAGAACTCAGGCGCCAGAGCCTGATGCGCCATTGGAACGCTTCCCACCATCCCCGCGGCTGGCGGAACTGGCCTGGGGGACGGCCGCAGATCCAGGCGCAGATCATCAGGTCGATCCAGTTGGCCGGGTTCCAGAGTTCCAAGCTTTCGAGGATGCGCGCGTGCCCGACCGTCAAAGGCAGGAGCACCTCGCCGCAAACCCGGTGCGGTTGCCTCCAGATGGTACGCGCGTAGATCTCCGGGAAAGTCATGCCCAGGTCTGCTTGATCGACCATTCAAGCGAGAGCGAGACCGTCTTCTTGTCGGTGTTGTTGGCCGAATTCGGGCAGTCTGTGACTCGCCAGAATCCGACAAGGCCCGGATGCCGGGCGGCGCTGTCGATCTTTATAAGGGTGCCGTGTTTGAGGACGGTATTGACCAACCATCCCTCCTCTTCAGTAGCAGCGAACGGCCAACAATTGATCGTGCAGGTCTTAACCTCGCGGTTGTAGTAGATCCTCGCGACGTCCTCACCCAGGCCATCCTTCGCAACGACCTTCTCGCCCGTGTATTGGTAGCTGATGTCATTGACCAGGACCGGCCAGGCGGTGTCCTCGGCGGTCTGGATCACGACGACATCGACTCCAAAAACAGGGATGTTTGCATCCGCATCAATCACGTAGGACATAGTTCGGGTTCCATCGGTTGAGATGGCTTCAGAGTGCGATCACAGACGTAGACGGGCAGCGCCCAGACATGCAGCCAGTGGCGGTCCTCGACCGCGACCGAATGCTGAATCCCGGCGGTAAGCCCGGAGAAATGGAGTCGGCCCAGGGATGCCTCGGTCAGGCTCTTCATCAGGTCCGGACGATGGATCGCCTGGTCGATGACCCGCGCGATGCGTATGGCCTCCCCGGCTGGATCTGGAGTGTCGGTGCTCTCGTCCGCCTGGTGAAGGAACGAGACTGCAGCAATCCCTCGCCAGTTCGGCGCGGGCACGTCCTGTTCCCAGGTCTCATCCATCGCCATCGCGATGAGGCACGGGACCGGGCGCTTGCGGTCGTCATGCCCGGTCCGGATCGGGACCGGTGTCCGGCTCTCGCCGTGACGGTAGGAAAGCTCGCCCACGTCCGGGTCACCCACGAACCCGATCCACCGCGCCAGGGCCTGCTCAACCTCGAGGGCAATCATAGGTTGGCCTTCTTGACGGCCATCTCGAGCTTGACCTCGAGGTCCTTGCGGAGCTTTTCGCCCACGCCCTGAAACGCCATGAACATGATGTTCCGTTCGCGGCCCGCCTTTTGCATGTAGGCGGACTTGTTCGCGAATTCGAACCAGACGTCCTCGGAACTCTTCGGGCTTTCCTTGTAGTGGCCAGGCTCATTGAACTTCTTGGCGGCCGCGGGCCAATAACGCGCCCGGCATTTGAGTGCTGCGGCGGCCTTGTTCCAGCCACTGACACCTTTCCAGACCTGCTTCTGTCGCAGGCCGATGTAGGCCGTGATGGATCCGGGCTTGGCGATCAGGAACCGGCGGTTGCCACGCTTGGGAACCCGGCCGCCGATCCGCTGGTCTTCGTGCATCCAACGCTGAGCGATCGGGTAGACCTCGGCCTCGATGTTGGCATTCTTGAGGACGGCATTGATGGCTTCCGTCTTGCCCTCCTGCATGTACTTGCGGAGGTCCCGCGCCGCGCGGCTTTTGCCCTTCATCACCATCTTCGTGGACCCGAAGGGAATCATCACCCGCCGGATGTCACGCGCCACGGCGCGCTTCCCCGTAGCGGTGCGCTCATTCGTCCCGGCATTACCTTTGCCGAATCCCTTCCTCCCCGGGATCGGCGGTGTCATCGCAATGGCTTCCTCGACAACCAGGCGCGCAGCCTGGCGACACACCTCCTGGGTGGTCTTGCGGGTCACCGCGGCAAGGCCTCGGATCGTTTTCTCCCATCGCGGATTGTCCAATTCGAAGAGGAGCATGGGTCACACCGTCTTGCTTCATCTAGTGGCGTTAATGACCTGAAAAGTGGTAGCGTCAATTTTAATGAACTCAACGGTACCGTAAACGCCGACTACCAAATTACTTCCGCCAGGGCACCGCAGCGCATCCGAATTGACAAATGTAAGTGTCTTGGCCGGATCGGTTGAGGAGTTCCTTATTAACAGCCTGCTTAAATTGTCAGCTGTAGGAGCCGTTATGTTTGTTACACTGGTTGCAAAAGAGGGAGTATGTACAACGTAGTCACCCATGAACACTAGAGTTTCATTGGTGGTATCTATTCCGCTGCCAAGAACGTCTCTATGGATTAACTGGTTTGGCCTAGCCGACGATATTGCCCAGAACAAATTGGTGTGAGTCTTTAGAAAGCTCACCATGCCGTATCCAGCCAAATTCAGGTCGCGGACACCCGGAAGCTGCATATTGGACCCCGATGCCTGAAACTTGACTTGGTTCGTATAGAGTCCGCTACCGTTTCTGAAGTTAACCACGGTACCAATGTCAATATTGTTGGCCACCAAGTTTGTTATCAGGATCGGATGCGTTGGAGTGTAGGCGTAGTAATCTTCCGTGAATGTCAGCGTGTAGGTGTTGGTGTTTATCGATCCTGCCGAAGTCAAAACGTCCGGATTCAACAGAGTCAGATTTGTGACGGTCAAATCACCAACGGTCGCGTTAAGAAGCTTAGCGTCCGCCGTCCAAGAATCGTGTCGAATGTACGGATAAGTTCCGACGCTCGTGTGCGCCCTTGCGCCACGGCCAAGCACGTTGTTAGCAATAACCCATTGCTCATTGGTCGTCGTACCGGCGCCTTGAATCACGACACCGAATATGGCGTTGGTCGTCCACGAACTTGCCTGATTGGCTGGATTGGACACGGGAAGTCCAGCAAAAGCGGTTTCCCAATCGTTGCCAGAGAAGATGAATTGGTTCCCGATGATCGAAACATCCTCCATTCCGTTGAACCGAGGATGAAGTCTTACCGCCCCGCCACCCGCCACATAATACGTTGACCTCTCACAATTCTGCTCTGGCCCGATCAAGTTGCCGCTGACAAGTACCTTGTCTGCTCCGTCGTAGGTCTGGGTTCGCAACCCTAGTGCGATACCAATCGAGTTGTACCTCGTCACCAAATTTCCGCTGACGATGACCTGAGAAGCGTTGTACGGGAAAGTGTTGGTAGAATCTCCAGCGATCAGAATGCCGTATGTGTTCTGGTTGTATCCACTGCTAATAGCGGCCATGACAGGAGCGCCAGCCGGAAGAGTGCGGGCCATCGGAGGAAAAACCGTCAGGGTGTTTCCAGAAGCGGCCACGACCCTCGTCAATTCCCCAAAGTTATTTGTCCACGGTCCAGCGTAAAGCCATTGACCCACGTCTAGGTTATTCGTGGACGCTACCGTGATATTCGTTCCGCCAATATCGACGGTGGCGGTTGAAACCGTCTCGGCCCAATCCGGCGTGATGAACCACCCAGGCAGGTCAATCGTATTTCCAGTGATCGTCACCAAACTGGCCCCGATACCCACCTCCACTCCAGCCCACTGGCATCCGACAATCGTATTCCCGGTAATCGTGACGTCGTAGGAACCCATCTCGCCGGCGGCCGTGAAGCCTGCAACGGAGATACCGCCGTTCCGAGTTGCGAAAATGATATTGTTCGCGATCACAACCCGGTTGTTCTGGCGGGAAATCGACATCCCATTGTCATGCCCGAATATGAATCGGTTGCCCTGAATCAGGACGTCCCGGCAGTGGGTGAATCCTACGTCCATGCACTTGTAAATCAGGTTATTCTCGAATATCACCCTGCGGGCATTATAGACGAATGTCGGCAGCCCGATCATGTTCTTCACCGTGCAGTTCCGCATGACCACCGCTTCGGGGCTGGAATTGGTGATCGAGAAACTAGACGAGATGACTGCCTGCATCCCGTAGGTCGTCCCTGCTCGCCAGTCCGCGTAGGACTGGGGGTACTGGACGATGTTCGACCAGCCCTTTGTTCGGTCTGCCTCACCCTCGAAAACGATTCCGTCTATATTGATAGAGTTCGTGAACCCCTTTTCGATGCGAACAAACACCCCAAGCGGAACCGCATGCTTTATCACGACCGCACCACCTCCTGATCCCTTAACAATGAAGTCAGTACCGAGAGGCGTGTAGCAATCCAACAACTGTGTGTAAGTGCCGGGGGAATACCTGACCGGCATTCCACGGGCTGCAACGACAGCGTTAGACAGTGTTTCACCTGCATAGGTGGAGCCAGCTCCGTCTATAATCCCCCAGGCCCGAAGATCGCCGTCCCATGGGTGGACATATCGCCCCACTGATTTGCCTGGGTGCGCGATGGTGATGGCGTTGGTCGGAAGGCTGTTGGTTGGATCCCACCTGAACCGCTTTGGCCCGCCCCAATCGCCGGGCACCGCAAGTCCGTCGACGTCCGTGTACGCCTCCGTCGCGCTGGGCTGGAGGGACAGAAGATGGTTGATGTTGGTGGCTACCCGCACCTGGGCGGCCCGGGTAGGCAACACTAACAGGACAAGGACGACCAGGATGACGAGTCGCAACATGACCTAGTTCAGGCTCTCCTGCCGATGCCATCGGCCCGGTGAGGCTTCGAGGACGTCGTTCGGTTTTGCGATGTCGACCCCGTCGTCATCGGCCGTCGAGGCGGCGTCATAAATGAAGGGCCCCCCCTGCGTGTCACCCTCGACCAAAAGAAACTCGAGGTTTCTGATCTGTTGATCGACGTGCTGGGTCAGCAAGCGAAGACCGGCGATTCCCTGCACAGCAAAGTCGACGGCCTGGACGACGATCGCACCGCCGCCGGTGCCCGAGTAAGACGCGAATCCTGGAACGCCCAGCGTCTGCAGTTCATATGTCGCATCATCATCGATCAGGTGGATCTTCCTCGCCTGAGATCCGGCAATCTGGAGCTTGTAAACACCGGCCTTCAGTTCGGTCTCGAAGGAACCATTGGCCTCCGTCTGGACGACCAGGCCGTCATGGAGGCCAGTCACAATCGTCGATCCGATGGCGGCCGGCGCATCGCACCGGTGAAACTTGATCTGCCCGATGTAGGGTTCCCCATTGGGCAGGGCGATCATGCCGATAACAGTGGCCATGGTTTATCCCGTCTCTGTTTGGGCTGCCTCGAGCGTAAGACTCCACCGCTGGTCATTCTTTCCGACCCGGGCGACTCTGCAGTCCAGGCCGTAAACCCGAAGGCGCATGCCTGGGGTCGGGGTCAGTCCCACCATCGCGAATTCGGCGAGCTCAACCCCGAGAATCGCGTCGGCATCGAAGGTGAATCCGCCAGAGCCAAGTTGGTTGGAGTAGCGCAGTTCATCGCAATTGCCGATGAAGGTGCGGGAATAGCCATCGACCGTGAAGGTGATGGCATACTCCTGGCGAAGCGCCGCCCGGCCGGCGTCCAGCAATGCGCGCGCCTGGCTCATGGCGCTTACGCGCTCTTGATCAGGACACCCTTGCAAATCACGCCAAGGGCGGCGCCGAAGATGATGTCGTAGCTTCCCCAGAGGGCCCTGGTCGCACTCGAGCACCAGAGGTTAAACTGAACGGTCAGGCCAGTGCCCGGGATCGTGATGTTCTGCTGCTCGATGATCGTGCCGCAGGCCGGAGGCTTCGCTGGAACACCGGACACAACCGCGATGGCTTCCGGGCAGAACCCGAAACCGTATGTGTTCGCATCGGCGGTAGCCCAAAGACTGTGCTCACTGATCGACTGGAACCCAAAACCGCCAGGCCCCACACCAGGGATCGGCATGCAACAGCCGGTCGCCTGGTACATGAGCTTGGACATCGCCGTCGGATCCAAAAGCAGATGCTTCGGCTGGCACAGAAGCTTCGCGTAGGCGCTGCCCACAGTCGCCGGGGTGAAGCTCGCAATAGCCGAGACCACGACATTCGCGACCGGGAAACCAAGGGTCGGGGTCGCACTGTTCTTGATAATCGGCAGGACAACATTCCAGACGGCCGTTGCAAGAGCAGTTGCGTTGATCCTAGCGAGCTGCTCCAGGCGGAATCCCTGGTTGTACTGCGCATGGGTGATGTGGAACGGCTGGCTAATGTGGTGCGGCGTAACCAGGATGTTGGCCAGGGTCGTGTCGCCAGCTTCAAAGTTGGTCGGATCCGTCAGGGTCGTCGAACCGGCGGTCGCCACCGGGATCGAAACGGGCTTGAGCGGAGCCAGTGGATCGGGAGAACACTCATTGGCGAAGTTATTGAGTGGCCCGAGGACCTGGCAGATTGAGTCCATGGCTGCATCGCAACAGGTGTTGCAGATCAGTCCGGAGGAAAAGGTGTTTGGCATGGCAGGTGTTGGAGTTGGAAATGGAGGTGGAAGCGGGGTCGGGCTGGCTTTCGATTTTCGAGCCATCGTTACGCGGCGGTCTGTTCCATCGACAACCGTTCCCAATTCTCAGTGCGCATTCGCAGGCGCTTCTTGTGGTCCGGTTCGGCAGCGATCCGCTCTTGAAGAGTCTGTTGGCCTCCGGAGACCGCCGTTGAAGCACTGACCCGGATCGGCGCAACGCCAGGACCTGGCGGGCGCAACGCTCCCAGGGCATCAACGGTCCCTTCCTCGTCCTCCTGGTAGCGGGCGATCATGGCTTCCCGCAGTGCAGCCGGCAGGGCGCCGGTTCCAATGGCCGCGTCAACCGCAGCCGTCGCGCGAGCCTTCCGCGCGGAGGCATCAGAATTCTTGAGCCTTTCGTTCTCCGACTTGAGGGCATCGCGTTCGGAACGGACTGCCGCGATGTCTTCCGCCGGCGGGTTGGTGGTGGTGTTCTGTCGGCCGGCGGGGTTCTGACATCCGCAGGCCGTGATGTTTGGAGCATTCATGGCGATTCGATTGGGTTGTAGGACTGCCGGCGGATGCCGGAAATGGGAGAGGTCGAAGTTCATTTGTGCGGGGGCAGCATCGGTGATGATCGTGACGAAACCTGCCGTCATGGCTTCATCCGCGTTGAACCAGGTCTCATCGGCCATCCACTTCTTCGCTTGTTCCAGGGTCTTACCGGTGTCACTCGCGTAAAGGGCGGCGATGTCGTCGCTGATCTTGCGGAGGTCGGTCGCCATTTTCTCCATGACGGCCGCTGGCCCGAAGGCGAAGCCGCTCGGCTCATGGATCATCAGGAAGGACGCCGCACCCATGGACCGCCGGGCCTTCGGGGCAGCCATGAAGATCAGGGACGCCGCCGATGCGCCAAGCCCGTCAATGACCGCGGAAAGGTTCGAGAAGCTCCGCAGGTAATTGGCGATGGCCGCCCCTGCGAAGACGCTTCCCCCTGGTGAGTTGATCCGCAGAGTGACGTTGCGATCCCTGTAAGCACTGGTTGCTTCAACGAAATTCGCAGGACACACGCCGCCGTAGAACTCACAACCCGAATCATAAATGGCGTCATAAACGAAGATTTCGACCGGCGCAGATCCGTCGTCAGCCTGGGCGCGGACTTCGAACCATTGGCGATTTGATGGCGGCGTATTCATTAGCTTGGAGAGGGAATGACCATCTCGTCTTCCGGATCCGACAGGGTTTCCGCAGTCGCAGCTGGCAGGCTCTGGGCGGCGATTCGGTCGACTGAGATCCCGCGGGCCTTTGCGAGGGAATCGAGCAGGACCGCTTCGTCAGCCTTCTGGGTCAGCTCCTCGACGTAATCGAGACCGAGCTCGGCGAAGATCCTCTTGTAGTTGGTCGTTCCTGCCGCGAGTTCGGCGAGCATGGCCGAGGCGTTGCGGCCGACGTCCACGTTGGGGGCTCGCGGCGGCCGCCAGGTGAACCGACGCCATTTGCCGGGACGATCGGCCAGGTTCGCCTCGGTCTGGATCCCGTACTCGAGGGCGTAGAAGTAAACCTGGGCGAAACCACGGATGAGGGCCGTCGATCGGATCCGGAACCAGGCCGCGGCGATATCGAGGACGCTCCGCTGCACTGTCCCTTGCAGGCTCTCCGAATAGATGAGCTGCCGCGGGATGCCGACGCCGGCGCAGATTTTGTTCTCGAGGAGGACCCAGTATTCGCGGGTCGAACCGGAGGGCCGCTCAACCTTCAGCTGCTCGATGTCATCATCGTGCTGCATGAAGAACGTCCGACCCCCGACCGTGCTCTCGTAATAGGTCCGCTTCTGGGCCTGGGTCATCGAGCCCGCCGGAACAACCCCGCCTTGGGCGATGAGGTCGCCAACATCGGCTGTCCCGCTCTTGTTCTTGATGACGTTAGTTATCTCCGCTCCGTCACGGGCCGCCTTGCTCTCCATGATTTGGAGATCGTCCAGGTCATGGATGTCATTGAGGACCGCGTGCAGCATCGGGATTCCCCGGTATTGCCCGGGCCGCGAAGCCTCGAAGATGTGGACAACGAATTCTCTTGGGACCAGGCGCCATGATTTCTTTGCCACGCCTGAGCCCGTGACGTCCTCGCTGAACCAGTAGCCGGTCGGCCGACCGGCGTCATCGATGGCGACACCATCGACAACCGAAGAGCCTTCCTCCTGACGCCGATCATCGGGCGTCGAACAGCGATCAGCCTCCAGCATCTGAACCTGTGGCCGGCCGTCGTCGTCGTGGGTCAGGATGAAAAAGGCCTCACCGTCAAACACAAGAGCCCGGGCCGCCAGTTGTTGCAGGATGTTGAACCCGCAGCTGGAATAGAAATCCGCGTAAAGCTCCCACTCCACCCAGTAAGCGCGCGCCTGGTCGTTCCACTCCTTGTCATCGCTCGCCGGGTAGAAGCCTATCCCCACCCCCACCGTGTATTCCTCGAAGAGATCCGCCAGGCGTTGAACCAGGGCGTTGTTGCGTTCCCAGTACCGGCTCTTCCGCTGAAGCTCACGACGGCTCGAGGGCGTGTAATCGAACCGCGCCGCCTGCAGGGATCCGGGAAGCCAGGACCGGAAGAACTGGTTCTTGGCCGCCTCGTAATGACCGAAGACCGCCTTGATCCCGTTCCGAATTCTGGTGAGGACGCTGGGCATGGGAATGATCAGCAGCCACACCCGCGAAGGCCATAGTTGCTCTTGACCAGGTAACGGCCGGTCACGGCGGTCGCCGAGAGAAGGCAGTTGAACTTCTCCTCGTCGGTGCCCTCGCATTCCAAACACACCTCGGCGGTCAACGCCTGGAACTGGACCGATTCATCCTGAGGGACAACGTCGCTGTCGGCGTCGCCATAGGTGGCACTCTCACCGGCCCGAGAGGCGGAGGTGACGCGCCGGCCGGCGCCGGCAGTAGCCCCTTTCAAGGAAGCCGCCGCCTGGGTCTGGAGGTACTGACAGAAGGGAATCCCGCAGGCCTGTGCCTCAGCGTACCACGTCCGGAGGAGGATCCTCTTTTGCGCGGTGGAGAGGCTCGATGCCATCGATGGCGTGGAGCCTAGAAACGAAAGAGCCCGGAACGCATCCGGGCCAATGGGTTCAATTCGGGTCGCTTGTGAGCGTTACGCCTCTAGTCCGCGAGCACGAAGGATCTGAAGGGTACGACGCTCGGGATACATGACCAGGCGCGGATTGACCCGGACGCGGATCTGGTCGAGCCCAAGCCTGCGCTCGTTACGCTTCACTGACTGGGTGGACATGCCGGTCCGCTGCGCGATTTGTTTGCGGGTCAGGTTCACGCTTTGGCGGCATGGATCACGGCCTTGACGATGAAGCTTTGAACGCCAGCCATCCAGGCGAGGAGAACCCAATCGAGAACAAACCGGGCGGCCCCGTTCGACGACAGATTCGCCGAAGGATGGAAGACGGCGATCACGACAAGGGCCACCCAGAAACCGAAACACCAGGGACACTGGAACAGCCGGCCGACCTTGGGAATGTCCCGCAGGGGTTTGCCCACCTTCATCTCGGCGACGGTCAGGGCCACGAAGGCCACGATCATCGAGAAGAGGACAAAGGTGAGCATGAGCTAACACCCGCTCGCGCATCGGCGCACGGCCGGGAGCAGATAACGGATGCAGGTCCAGAAGTTCACGGCGTCTCTATGGCAGGCGCGGCGTTCCGCGGCAAGCTGGCAAGTCGCTTGTGTGCCATCGCCGCCAGGACTTGCAGAAGCTCGCAGTCGAGCAAATGGTCCGGCGCCTTCTTAACCCGCGGCCGCCATTGCATCTCCACCCGACCCGTCCGCCCACTGGCCACAGCTTTGAGGGTCCACGTGTCGAGGGACTCCCAATACGAATCCTCGTTAACCAGGCGAACCCCGACCAGGTCCGGACCGCACGGGAAGCTTGATACGGTCCATTGCGCGCCGGCGCATTCCGGATCCTTCCGCATCCGGTCCAGGGTATCGCGCAAGATGCCGGCGTTGTGCTCGAGGAGTGGCAGTTCAACGCGCATGGCCGGCGGCAATGCCGCTCGCGAGTAGAAGAACGGGACCGGCTGCCGGCTCTCTTTCAGGATCCAAACCATCCTGGCATCCCGACTCTTGACGGGCGTCCAGCCGACCGACAGCGGATATTGCCCAGGGCGAGGGACCATCTTGGCGTGGCGCATGCAGCGTTCGTAAACCTCCTGTCCGCGGAACCCGCTATCGACGAGCACCCGATGGTCCTCCACTTCACAGGCGAGTTGGATCCGGCGGATGTCCTCCCACCCATCGCAGTGGCCGGCGGCGACCAGGCGCGAATTCCCGTTCTTCGCCCAGGACCTGACCACGAACCAAAACATGGGACTGACGGCCTGAACGTCGACGGTCATGAACGCGGCCGACTCCGGCAGCGGAGGCGCATCCGGCGGGGAGATGAGTTCCACCCGCTCGATCCGGCGGAGGTCCTGGTCAATCCACGGCTCGGCCAGGTCGCCGTTCACGAAGGCCTGGATCCCCAAGAGCGAATTGGTTGCCTGCAGGAACTTCACGGCCAAGGCGCCGAACGTGCACTTGCGATCCGGGGCGTACAGGCTCGAGAGCTGATAGCTGCGATCGCCGGCGAGGGCGTTGGGATTGGTCGCCCTCCATTGACCTCTTCGGAGCATGGCGAACTTGGCGGTGTCATCGAGGAGCGACGCGCACTCCTGACACTGGTAGCGCGCACTCGCCCGGACCCTCGGCATGATCCAATCCCCGTTTTCGTCCTTTGCCGCCTGGTCCCAGAGGACGCGCTTCCATTCGAGGATCTGGAAGGTCCCGCACTTCGGACACGGCACGAAGAACCGGCGTTGATCCCCGCGAAGGTATCGCTGCCAGATTTCCCCCTCTGTTGTCGTGGGAGTACTCGCCCTGACGATCCGCGCACCGCTGTAGCCCTTGACCCGTTGCTCGGCGAGCTCGAGGGCGCTGGCTTCCCTCGAGGAGGCCGCGGCGAACTTGTCCACCTCATCGGCGACGAGGAGGCCGACAGGACGGGATGAAATGTTCGACGGCGAATTGCTCCCCACGAAGTTCAAGGTGCACCGCCGGAAATGCTGCTCGAGGTTGGTGAAGTCCTGCTTCCTCGTCGGCAATTCACACTGAAAGCCCGGGGAGCCCAGAAGCAAAGGTCGCCATCGGCCCTTCGAAAATGACCGCCCGAGGTTTTCCGAGGGCATCACCCACAGAATCGGCATGGCCGCATGGACAACGGTCCAGGCCGCACCGGTCATCAGGATGTTTGATTTCCCGGACTGGCTGCCAAAGACGAGCGTCATCTCGTCGATCGACCGGTCCTTGAAGCCGTCCAGGATCTCTCGGGCGTACGGACGAGCGGCGAAGGACAATGGCCCGGGGCTCTCGGTCTGGCGCTCCGTCAGGACCAGGTTGGCCTCGGCCCAGTCGGTGACGCCAAGGTCAGGCTCCGGCCGGTACAGGTTCCGCCGATATTCCAGGATCTCCTGTTGCTCCGCGTTCAAAGGGATTGGTCGAATACAGGGTTGCCAGGAAGGTGTCGTTGACCCACCGCCGCAGTTCAGCCTCGGCGTGATCAGGATCCTGGGGAGCGATCCGGGAGGCCAGGGCCCGGGGCATCGATCGAACGAGATTCACCAGGACGCCATCGTGCCGGGCGATGATCTCCCGGACCCATTGCCCGGAAACCATGGTCCGTTCCTTCTCCTGCAGGGCCAGCCATTCGCCCCGGGCGCTCATCAGGTTCCCGACGGCGTCGCGGTGGATCCTGACGCATTCTCGCTCGAGGACCCCTTCCCCCTTCTGCCGCGCGTCGGCCAACATCGCAAAGGCCAACCGCTCCACTTGCTCCAGGCGCGCCAGGAGAAGCTCAGCCGTGGGTGCGGGCCCCATGTCGAACTGGAGGCCGGGAGACGCCGGCGCGGCCGTAGCGGCCGCCTGGGGCGCAGCGTGACCGTTCCCGTTGGGTTCCTTCGAAACGTGGCCGTTGGTGGCCGCCTTCTCCAGCCGGGCACGGATGGGTGAATAACCTCGAGGCCGCCCTTCACGCCGAGGATTGAGGTCGAGCCAG